GCAGCACAAGTCAAAAACCGAGTATGGCTCTAACGCTTCAAACATCAACAGGCTACCTTGACCTGTACGCAGATGAGAGCATCAGCATCGACTACAATCTTGCTGACCTTCGTGACCCTGCGGTAGCATTTAGCCCCATCTCAAAGAGCTTCTCCGTACCCGCTACGGATGTGAACAATCAGTTCTTCAAGCACTACTACGATGTGAGTATAAGCGGGGGTTTCAACCCCTACGCCAAGCAAGATGTCACCCTATACTCGGATGACCTCATAATGCTCAACGGCTACCTCCAGCTCCTAGATGTGGCAATGGACAGAGGTGTGCCAAAGCAGTACCAAATCTTGGTAGCTGGTGAGAACGCCCGCTTTTCTCGCAACGTAGGCGAGAAGGAACTGCGAGAGCTTGACCTTGACTACTACACCCACATCTTCAACTACGAGAACATCGTAGATAGTTGGAACGATGGCTTATTTAGTGGCGATATTGTTTATGCGCCTGTTGATACCCGTGTGTTTGCAAGCGATACTCTGTTTGCTCCTCAGCAGTTGACTACCCCTCTTTGGGAGACGGACTTCTACCCAGCATTCAAGGCCAACATAATCCTCAAGCAAATCTTCACAGAGGCTGGGTATACGTTGGAGGATGCAGTAGGTATCTTGGATGAGGACAAGTTCAATGAACTTTATCTGCTTTGCTACAACAAAGATGGCCTCGTACCTCTTGAGGGGCCATTTAATGACCGCCTAGCGCAAGCCTACGCAAGTGGCACGCTATCTCTACCTGAGCTTACAACTACCGCACCCAGCACCATCCAACTCAACACGGAGGTCTACGATAACGGGGGCAACTTCAACACGGGCACCTACTCGTATGATGTGCCTATTATTGGCGAGTACAAATTCAACCTGCAAGGAACCCTAAGCTCTACAACAGGGCTACGCCACTATCAGGTGACAATGTACTTGGGTAGTACGGCAGTCCAGACAAAGGACATCCTCACGCTTGGCTCTTTCTCTGTTGACTTCGTGTATCAGTTCAACAATCTAACCACGAGCAACAGGGTAACATTCCGCATCGGTGGTGTAGAATCTGGAGGCACTTTGACTTCAGGAGCGCAGATGACGGTAATCAGCGCACCAGACTACCCTTCGGGCTTTGATGTAAATCCATCAATGTACCTGCCTCGAATGAAGCAGAAGGACTTTGTTGCTGGGATTGCGAAGATGTTTAATCTTGTATTCGTACCCAAGAAGGATGAGCCTAACGTAATCAGCGCATATCCATATGACGAGTGGATTGGTAGCGGTGCGGTACGCAACTGGCAGGAGGTCGTAGACATCAGCCAGCCCATCACCATCAAGCCCACCACAGAGCTGCAAGGCAAGAGCATCAAGATGCTGATGTCTAACGGTAACTCTATCCTCGATACTGCGTATAATTCAGCATTCGGCTACCCTCACGGAAGCACAACTCTTGAGGACACAAACAATGAATTTGCAGAGAGCGAGATTGTCATAGATACCCCGTTTGCTGCTACCATCACCAACCGCATCAATTCAAATACCACCTTTGAGGTAGTTCAGATGTTTGATGCAGAGGGCAAGCCTATTGACTCACCACCTCGCCTGCTATACTTCAACGGGCTTAACGACACCTCTAGATACTACATATTCCGTAGTGCGGATGGTACGTTCCAAACGCAGAACGAGTACCCAATCTTCAGCGTAAGCTATTCTGGTGTGTTCACCGCAACATATGGCATACCACAACTGGAGGGCGTAAAGCCCCCCAAGAACAATCTACTCACCGACTACTACGCCACCTACCTGCTAGAGCTATATGCTACGGATGCGGTGATGCTTGAGGTTCCTATCGTGCTTGAGCCAGCTCAGTTCTTTCAGTTGAATCTGAACGACCAAATCTACTACGATGGTGAGTACTGGCGCATCAATAAAATCACAGGCTACGACCCCGACAAGATGACGGGCCGTGTTGAGCTATTCCGTGCATCGTTTGTAAACTCTGCCATCTGTGCGAATACGGTGAGCAGCTTGAACAATGACGGCACGGTAACCTTCAGCGGTGCTGCTACGCAAGACTGCTGCGAGTTCTACGGCTACAAGTGGAGCGACAATACCTGCTACTGGCGCACGAGCAAATACGTCAAGGCAAAGGGCGTAGGGCTTACAGGCCAAGAGAAGGCACCTATTGCAAACGTAACCACTCCCACTACCCGCCCTACCAATACGCAATACTGGTACACGGTTACATCTGATGAGGAGAGTGCTTCATTCCGATGCAGCCCTGTGCATAACTATGCCACGCCTTTATTCAGTATGGCTGAGGGTGAGCGACAGATTGTACGCATCAGCGCAACGTGTAGCGCATACTCGTACCAGTTTGATTATGCTATTGAAAGAGCAGCAGGCGGAGACACAGTAACGGCTATGAATCCATTCGTAGACCCTAAATACTCTATTGAGATTGGGCTTGCTGGAGGCTTTGCATCGTACCTTGAGCTGGTGTATAACGGAGGCACCCCGACCGCAGAGACGTGGAACGTGGTGGCAGAAAGACAGCAACTACTATGAATATAGGTTCTTTAATTACTAGCCTAAAGGGGGACCACTTCGGTATCTGTGAAGAAATTGAGATTGCCAAAGGCAAGTGGGAAGTCGTTGAAAGCTGGCAAGAAGCGAAGCAACAAATAAAGAGGCAATGGCAGTCGAGAAAGTTATCAAGCTAAAGGTCGAGAACGGGGAGGCCCTGCTCAACGTACAGGAGCTAAACAAGGCTCTCGGTGACACCAACAAGAAAACCGATGCCCTAAACGAAACTATGTCCTCAGCTACTGAGGCCGTAGACAAGTACACGGGTGGTGCTGCCTCTGGCTTCAAGGCTTTGATAAGTGGTGTACAGACCACCATCAAGGCAATGACTACCCTCAAGGGTGCGATAATCGCTACGGGGCTAGGTGCGCTTGTAGTTGCGCTTGGTGCTTTGTTTACCTACTTCACCCAGACCTCTCGTGGTGCGGATAAGTTCGCTGAGATTATGGGTGGCGTATCTGCTGCCGTCAAGGTCGTAATCGACCGTGTAATCGGTTTAGGTGATTCGCTTGTTAAGTTGTTCAGTGGTGACTTCAAAGGTGCAGTAGAGGGCGTTAAAAACGCATTCAAGGGCTTAGGTGATGAGATTGTACGAGAGACCAAAGCAGGTGCAGCGTTAGCGAAGCAGCTCGATGATATTGAAGACCGAGAGCGGGACCTTATCAAGATGCGTGCAGAGGCTAACCGAGAAATCGCTAAGGCCCGTATCATCGCAGATGATGAAACCAAGAGCATCGAGGAACGCCAGAAGGCAGTACGCAGAGCGTTTGACCTTGAGAATAACGTAGCAAAAGCCGAGCAGAAGAACGCTCAATCTTACGTCAAATACCTAAAGGAGCGCATTGCTCTTGGTGAATCTACGGATGAGGACTTACGCAGCTTGGCAGAGGCAGAGGCTAAGGTTAACGAACTCCGCACGGAGTCACTCCGTAGGCAGCGCAGGCTTGAGACCGAGCTGAAGGGCTTGCGTACTGAATCCAAAGCAGCGGCAGAGGAGCAGTCTAAGGCTCTTGAGGAGCGTGAAAAGAAAGCCATTGAGCTTGCTGAGGAACGCAAAAAGGTAGAGCGTGAGGTAGCTGAGATTGAAAAGAAAACGGCAGCGGAGCGCAAGCTCCAGCAATCGCAGAACGTGAATGCGTACAACGATATGCTAGCTCAGATGAAGGCTTCTACTGGCACCGCCCAGCAGCAAGAGCTTGCAGCAGCAGACCAGCAGTATATGCAGCTTCTAACCTTAGCCATCAAAGCGGGAAAGGACACGACCGAAGTGACTGCCGTATACGAGCAGAAGAAGAAAGAAATCAAAAAGAAGTACGATGATGAGGCTCGTGCTTTGGAGATTGCACAAGCGGCTCAGTCTGTTGAATTGGTATCTCAATCGTTTGGGGCTATCGCCCAACTTACGGAGGCTCTTGGTAGAGGCAACGAAAAGAACGCTGAGAAGACCTTTAAAATTACAAAGGCTCTGCGTATCGGTGAGGCAGTAGCCAGCACCGCTGCTGCTATTATGACTCAGCTCGCAGTACCACAGGATGCCCTAACGGGTGCCAACTTCGTGAAGGCTGGTATCGTTGCGGTAACGGGTGCAGCACAGATAGCAACAATCGCCAATACTAAATTCCAAAAGGGTGGAGGTTCAAGCGGTCGCACATCGCAGCCATCAATCCCAACCTCTACGCCTACGGCCCAGCCCCTCACGCCTAACATCCGCTTCGGAACCACAGAGAACCAGCTCGCTGGATTGCTTGGTCGACCTATGCGTGCCTACGTTGTGAATCAAGACATCAATAATGCTAACCAGCTTGAGCGTAGAATCCGCTCCAGCGCAACTATCGGAGGATGAAAATCTACGAACTAATTCTGGAAGATGACAAACTGATGGGCGTAGATGCCATCAGCATCGTTGAGAGCCCTGCTATCGAGGAGCAGTTCATTGCACTATCGAAGCAGCAAATCCAGTTCAAGGTACAGAACGAGGATAAGCGCATCCTAATCGGAGCAGCACTCGTGCCCAACAAACCCATCTACCGATACGATGATAAGACGGGTGAGGAGTATTATGTGTACTTCAGCCCTGAGACCATCCGTAAGGCGAGTGAGTTGTATATGATTAAGGGCAACCAGAATAATGCAACACTCGAACACGCAGAGGAACTGAATGGCTTGAGCGTAGTAGAGAGCTGGATTATCGAGGATGAGAACAACGACAAGAGCCGTGCCTACGGCCTTGAGTACCCCGTTGGTACTTGGGTCGTGATGATGAAGGTCAACAACGAGGCCATCTGGACAGAGTACGTCAAAGAGGGAAAGGTCAAAGGCTTCAGTATTGAGGGATGGTTTGCCCAGCGTGAGTCGGTTCGTGCCGAAGACCTGCAAGATGCCCTTGCCCAAATCGAGATGGCTGAGGCCGAGCATATCGCAGAGCAGTACATCTTGGGTAGCGTGCGTGCCATCATCAAAGAAGACAAGCGCAGAAAGAGCGGCAAGCGGTTGGAGATGGAGTCGTATGCCGACTACCCCGATGCGGTGAGCAATAACGCCCAGAGGGGCATTGAGCTGAACGAAAAGAACGGCAACAAGTGTGCTACCCCTGTGGGCAAGATACGAGCGCAGCAGCTCGCACAGGGCAAGCCCCTGTCGGTAGAGACCATCTCACGGATGCACTCGTACCTATCAAGAGCCGAAGAATACTACAACGAATCCGATACGGAAGCGTGTGGCACCATCAGCTACCTGCTATGGGGTGGGCTTGCTGGTAAGCGTTGGGCAGAATCTAAACTCAAAGAACTCGGTAAGCTATGATTCTGAATACCTCGTACAAAGTCCAGACGGACGTAGTAACTGATGCAGAACGCCTAACCTACGCCATTGAGGAGGGTGCTATTGTAAGCACCGAGACAGGCTACTGGGTAGTGCGTGATGGCGCTTGGGTAAACCTTAACTCAAGCGATGCTCAAGGGCTTGGATGGGTTCGTTGGGATGACGGACAATACACCTCAAGCAACAAGCTCACCTTCGCTAATGGAATGCCCACCCTGTTGCCCAATAACGGAGCAACAATCGTGTCATATCTAAACACTCCTGCGGACCTATACAACCCCACCACAGGGCGTGTATACGGCATCAAGGAGAATGACACCTACATTGCAACGGTGGTCTTCAAGGCGAGCGCAGCAAACGCTAACTCAACCTACGGAGAACTTCGCCTTGAGGGAGGCAACGGAACACCATACGAGCGATTGGCTACGACATTCACGTTCCCACGAGGCAATAGCGTAGAGCATCCATTTCACCAAGTGTTCCAATACTACGTGGATGAAGACTTTATGACCAACGGCAACTACTGGCAACTGACGGCAGTCGGTGGTGATATTCTAGTGTGGGACATCATTCTATTTATTCAACGAACTCAATCACGATGAAAGGTTTCAATCAAGGGCCTAAGCCCCCCGTACCTCAGAACTCCACCAGAGGGTGTCTATGTCCTGACGGCAAAACTTACTCTCGCAGATGCTGCGACAAGAACGATATGCACGCTCAAGGCATAGGGTTCATCGGTGGCAAAGCGCAGGAGTAAAATACCCAATTTAACCAATAATAATTTTTTAGGTATGAATCTTCAAGATGTATTCAAAAAAATCGAGCTTGCTCTAACTCCTGAGAAGGTAGAGCTGGCTTCTATGTCACTTGCTGACGGTACTATGGTCGAGGCCGAAGTATTCGAAGCAGGTGCTAATGTATTCCTCGTTGGAGGTGATGGCGAGAAAATCGCTGCCCCTGTTGGCGAGCATAGCCTTGAAGATGGTCGAGTTCTCGTTATCGAGGAGGAGGGCATCATTAAGGAAATCAAAGAGGCTGCTGAAGAAGCAACCATCGAAGTAGAGGTAGAGGCCGCTGAGGAGGTTGCTCCAGAAATGACCATCGCTGACCTTGTAGGCCTTGTAGAAGGACTGCGTGAGGAGGTTGAGATGATGAAGCAGAAAATGGCTGAGATGCCAGTTATCGAGGAGAAGAAAGAAGAAGAAGTTGAGGTAGCTATGGCTGCTCAACGTCCTATCGTTGCTGCTCCCGTAGAAAAAAAGCACGAACTGAAGTTTCACATCGGTGCAGAGCGTGTTTCAAATACTAAAGACCGAGTGTTTTCTAAACTATTCCAATAAATTAAATAGATTAAAATGGCAACGACCACTTCAATCACTACTACTTACGCAGGTGAGTTTGCAGGAAAATACATCTCTGCGGCCCTCTTGTCTGGTGACACCATCGCCAAAGGCGGTATCACCGTTAAGCCAAACGTCAAGTACAAGGAAGTCCTCAAGAAGGTCAACCTGAACGACATCGTTAAGGACCAGAGCTGTGACTTTACCGATACGTCTACCTTGACTTTGACTGAAGCTATCCTTCAGCCTGAGTTCCTTCAGGTAAACTTGGAGCTTTGCAAGAGCGACTTCGAATCAGATTGGGAAGCCGTACAAATGGGCTACTCTGCATTCGACCAACTTCCTACTTCATTCGTTGACTACTTCATTGGTTACAACGCTGCTAAAGTAGCTGAGTGGGTTGAGAGCAAAATCTGGACTGGTGCTACTGCTAACGCTGGTGAGTTCAATGGTTTCCAGACTCTGCTTGCTGCTGATACTACCGTTATCGATGTGACTGCTGCTACTGGTGGTATCACTGCTGCTAACGTAATCACCGAGATGGGTAAGGTTATGGATGCTGCTCCTAATGCAGTATTCGGCAAGGATGACCTTAAGCTTTACGTTTCTACCAACGTATTCAAGGCCTACATCCGTGCGCTTGGTGGCTTCGGAGCTTCTGGCTTGGGTGCTGCGGGCGTTGAGAGCAAGGGTAACCTTTGGTACGCTAACCAAGACCTGACCTTCGATGGCGTGAGCGTATTCCACGCTCCTGGCTTGGGAAGCAACAAGATGGTCTTGGCTCAGAAGTCTAACCTATACTTCGGAACTGGTCTCCTTTCGGACCACCAAGAGGTTAAGGTCCTCGATATGAGCGACTTAGACGGTTCAAAGAACGTACGTTTCATTATGCGCTTTACGGCTGGTGTTCAAGTTGGCTTCGGTGCTGACGTTGTATACTACGCTTAATCCGTAACCATTAAACAATGAGGGGGGCTTGGGCATTGCCCTCGCCCTCCTTTTTTAATTCCAAATAAAAGAAATGGCTTGTACACTCACCTTAGGCCGCATTGAGCCTTGTAAAGACCAAGTAGGCGGACTCAACTACGTCTACTTCATTAACTCGCTTGACCTTGCCAGCGTAGCTTACGACACCGCCAACACGGATGTCATCAGCCAGCTTGCTACGGCAGCAGTATCAGCATACGCCTACGAACTGAAGGGTACTTCAAACTTCGAGCAGGCTATCAACTCTAGCCGTGATAACGGCACGACCTTCTTCGAGCAGGTGCTTAACATCGTACTCAAGAAGCAAGATGCCGAAACCACTAAGCAAATCAAATTACTCGCTTGGGCGAAGCCTATCGTTGTCGTAGAGGACAACAACGGCAACTCTTGGGTAATGGGCTTAGAACACGGCTCAGAGGTAACTGGAGGCTCTATCGTAAGCGGTAGTGCTATGGGAGACCTTACTGGATACAACGTAACCCTCACGGGCCAAGAGCGTACCCCAGCTAACTTCCTTAAGGGAGCCGTTGCTAACAACCCGTTTGCTGGTCTTGCTGGAACGAAGCCTACGATTGTACGAGGATAATTCGTATATTCGCATTGTGGTGTTGTAGCCAACATCATTTTTCAGGTGGATGAGGGGACTTCGGTCCCCTTTTCTTTTGTATATTTGCATTGTGTTGCTAACGACCAGCACGATTGTTTGAAGGGATTAGGGGGCTTCGGCCCCCTTTTCTTTTGACTCATTCCCCACTTTGCACCGAGTTGGGGTTATTTAGGTATGATTTTCCTATCATATAATGCCCAGCAGGACATCACTTTGCCCATCCGCAACTGGAAGTACGGCAACGATGACCTCACAAACTACGGAGACTACTGGCGAATCCAAGCCAAATTCATCAACAAGGACACACGGGAAGTCATCACGTACACGCTCGTTGACCCATCATTCGATGAGGACACCAGAGAGCTGACGTTTGAATACAATAGCGCAAACCTCGACCAAGAGGTGCCGTATGTCATGCGCCTCGAAGACCAACGCTACGCAGCAGGAGTCGCAAACGAATACGAAGACCGAGTGATTGCAGATGCGGGAACGATAGAATCACTAACTTGCGTCACGAATGAACTCACCGCACTTGGAGCAAACGATTCAAAGGTTTTGGCTATCGACAAAATCTATATGCTACCAAGCGGTCAAACCATCGCAACATACCAACCCGTGCTGCAAACTGCCGAGCGCACAATGAATAATGACTTTGTAATTTATGGAGAGTAATATCCGCCTTCTTAATCTGGCATCATACACCACGCCACAAGTGAGCGAGAACCCTCGCTTGAGTTGGGTTGAGTATGGTGATGACAATGACTTCTTCGGTTACCTCATCGACCTGTACAACGCCAGCCCCACCAACAATGCCGTCATCACGGGAATCATCGATATGATTTACGGCAAGGGTATTGATGCGGTAGACCCTGCTGAAAACCCTGCGGGATATTTGGAGCTGAAGCGACTCATCCAACCTGAGCAGCTCAAGCGTGTGGTCAATGACTTCTATATGCTTGGCAACGCAGCCTTTCAGGTAATCTACACCGCTGACAAGAGCAAGATTGCAGAGGTATACCATATGCCTGTCGAGACCTTGCGTGCTGAGAAGTGCAATGAGGAGGGTGATATTGAAGCATACTACTACGCCTACGATTGGACTAAGGTGCGTAATAAGACGCAAGCAGAGCGCATCCCTGCCTTTGGGTACGGAGCAGCAGGCGATAAGGTAGAAATCCTTTATATGCGTCCCTATCGCAGCGGCTCGTACTACTACTCCCCCGTTGACTATCAAGGCGGGCTTCCATACGCAGAGATGGAGCAAGAGATTGCCAACTACCACATCAATAATATCAAGAACGGACTCGCTCCGTCTATGATTATCAACTTCAACAACGGCATCCCACCGCAAGAGGAGCAGGATAATATCGACTTCGCCATCAAGCAGAAGTGGAGTGGTAGCAACAATGCAGGCAAGTACATCTTGGCCTTTAACGATGATAGCCAAAAGGCGGCTACAGTTGAGCCTGTGAGCCTATCGGATGCCCACCTTCAGTACGAGTTCCTTTCAAAGGAATCAACGAGCAAGATTCTAGTTGCCCACCGCATCACCTCACCGATGCTCTTTGGTGTAAAGGACAACACGGGATTGGGTAACAATGCCGATGAGATTAAGAACGCATACAACCTTTTGGACAATGCGGTAATCCGCCCCAAGCAAGAGGAGCTTGCAAGTGGCATCGACAAACTGCTTGCCTACAACAAGGTCAATCTTGAGCTGTACTTCAAGACCTTAACGCCTGCTGAGTTTGCAGATGTTAAAGAGGTAGGCGATGAAGTATCTACGGAGGTCGTTGTAGACACCCCCGCTGGAGACGTACAGGAAGAACTCATCCAGAAGGAGGCATCGTACAACGGAGCGCAGATTGCAAGCTCGTTGGATATTATGCGTGCCGTGAGCGAGGGAGTGCTAACGCAAGACCAAGCCATCACGTTCCTCGTACAAATGCTTCAGTTTGAGCCAGAGGTTGCACAAGCCCTTTTTGTAGGTAACTCATCAGCGGTAATCACGCAGATGAAAGCACAGAAAGGAGGAGGGGATAGCCGCCCTTTTCTTCAGGAGGAGCTTGCTGCTGAAATCGTAGCCAAGCTCCAAGAGATTGGAGAATCGGAGGAGGACTTGCTCAAGGACTTTGAGCTTGTTGATGCGGAGCTTGTTGATGATGAGGAGGCGGAGTACGATGTAGAGGCATACCTCAACTCACGCACCGAACTAGCTGCTCAGGATAAGAGCGAGCAAGATACGGAGCGTTACAAGGTGCGCTACTTCTACACCATCGGTACCCGCAGAAGCCCTAACGGCTCAAGCCGTGTGCTATGCTCTACGCTGATGAATGCAGCCCGTGTATACCGCAAGGAGGACATCGAGCAGCTCAGCTCTAACGGAGGCGCAGAGGCGCAAGGGAAGCCGTATAGCGTATGGCTCTACAAGGGTGGTGCTAACTGCTACCATCGCTGGGAGCGCAGGGTATACCGCAAGAAACTAACCAAAGACGGCAAGGTATGGGGAGGCGGAACGCTTAACGGCACCGACATCATCAACGTGAATGAGGCGGTACGTCAAGGCTTCAAGCTACCCAAGAACGCTAAGGCGGTTGCTATTGCACCCATCGAGTCGGACTATCAAGGGTACACCGCTGAGTACGCCCGTGAACACGGGATTCCCAAATAGTCGCAACATCTGATTCTTGAGGTTTATTAGTTATGGCATACGCCCTTTTTGTATCTCCTGACGACATCGTGAAGCGCACGGGTATCTCTGGTAACGTAGACCGTGACCAGATGGTGCAGTTTATTAAGACTGCCCAAGACATCCACATCCAAGCCCTGCTTGGCACGGCCCTTTACGACAAGCTCAAGAACGATGTGCTAGCAAATACGCTTGCTGGCAATTACGCAACGCTTATGAATGAGTACGTTCAAGACGTACTGGTTCACTACACTATGGTGGAGCTGATGCCTTTCTTGGCGTATAAGCTGAGCAATGGTGGCGTATTTAAAAAGCAGAGCGAGAACTCAGAAGGCATCGACAAGAGCGAGCTGGAGTACCTCATCCAAAAGGAGCGAGATACGGCAGAACACTACGGAAGACGTTTGGTCAGCTACCTGACCTTCTACGGAAGTTTAACCCCCGAGTACTACGCTAACCAAAACGGGGAGATGTACCCAACAGACGGACAATCATTTCACGGATGGTACCTATGAAGTATAATATAAAGAATACCAATGTGCAGAAGCTCAAGGTGTTTTTAAGTAAGAAGAAAAAGAAGTGAGCAACTTGATTTCATGGGGCATCGTTTATTGCTCGACTTGGTTCGGCCAAGTGGATGAAACCACTTTGTCCATCCAGAACGAATCAGCACCCCCATGCTTTGCCCCTGTTAACGAAATCGCTGATGAGTTCGTTGACCGAGTTACTGCTGATGGTGGTGTTGTAGAAGGCTACGATTGCTTGGTAGGGGCATTGCAGGATTTAGGAGAAGACACCTACTACGATATTTTTGATACTTACATCCAGCGTATGACCGATGACGGAGCAACATTGGAGGGAGAAGAATGCTTGATTGACCAACTATTTATTTTGAACTGATGAGCTATTTTGACGATGCCAGCTTGGTAATGATTCCAAGCGGATACAAAGACCAGAAGGTCTACTCGGTGAAGCCTTTGGATGGGTCGGGAGACCTTACGTTCAGCCGTGCCTCAAGTGCAACCCGTGTTGCAAGTAATGGCCTTATTGAGAAGGTGCGTACGAATCTTGCTTTGTATAGCGAGGACTTTACGAATGTTGCTTGGGCAGTTAACGCTTCACCTACCCGTACTGCTAACACGACTGTTGCTCCTGATGGAACGACTACGGCAGATACTATTGCTTCAACGGCATCAAGCAGCGGAGTATATCAAGTTCCGACCGTTGTTAGTGGTGTAGAGTATTCGTTTAGCGTTTACGTTAAAAACATTACCTCTGCTACTAATGTGCAAATCGGTTGCGATTTGGGGCCAACCAATGGCTTTCTAAACTTCAACGCAGTAACGGGTGCAATCACTTCAACTGCTGCTGGCATTACTGGCTCATCGGTTACAAACGTAGGCAACGGTTGGTATCGTGTTTCTGGTACTTATGTTTCTACGGGTACGACAAACACTTTTATCATCTTCGGTCAAACGGGTATGAGCTTTGCGATATGGGGAGCGCAGTTTGAGGCTGGTGTTACTACCGACTACATCGCCACCACCAGCGCAGCAGTAAGCGTTGGCCCTGTTAGTGGGTTACCCCGTTTGGACTACTTGAATAGTACTTGTCCTCGCCTGTTGCTTGAACCGCAGCGGACAAATAACCTAACGTACTCCGAGCAATTCAATAACGCTGTTTGGGCTACCGATGGTAACGGAGCAGGTGAAACCAAGACGGCAAACTATGCTATTTCACCCGATGGCTACCAAGATGCAGACCGCATCCAATTAAATCGCACAGGCGGTAGTTATAGCCGTGTACGTCAAGATTACGTTGCCTCTGGAGCGCATACTATTTCGGTATACCTAAAGAGCAATACGGGTTCAAGCCAAAAGGTATGGATGCGAGTAGATGGTGGAACCGCAACTAAAATCACCATCACGACCTCTTGGCAGCGTTTTATTGTATCTGGAAGCACATCTGCTGCACTTGAGTTGTTTATTGATAACACGGATGCTGAAATCGCAACGATTGCCGACTTCTCGGCTTGGGGCGCACAACTTGAAGCAGGAGCCTACGCCACCTCATACATCCCCACATTGGGAACGAGCGTTACAAGGGTTACGGATGCTGCTTACAAAGGTTCTATTTCAAGTTTGATAGGTCAAACCGAAGGCGTAGCGTACATTGACTTTGTTTGGAACGGCCTTACGGGCATCGGTTCTTACCCAAGAATTATTGAGCTTTGGGGGGATTCAAACAATTATATTCAATTATTCACCGTTTCGGGTAGCGCAAATATCTATTGGGACTTATATGTAGGCGGTGTTACTCAAGCCAGCGGAAATGCGTCAATGACTTTAGGTCGTAATAAAATCGCAGTTGCATACAAAGCAAACGATTTTGTAATTTACAAAAACGGAACACTTGTAACTTCGGACACGAGTTGCACAATTCCAGCAACATCTTCTCTAGGGGTTGCTGGCTCTTACGCTGGAAGTGGTGCGCAATTATCGGCAAGTGTTAACCAAGCTCTACTATTTACGACCCGTTTAACCAACGCCCAACTGGCCTCGTTGACCAGCTTGTAGTATGGCTATTGTCTATATACATATGAAGCCAACTAATCGTGATATCTTCTACGTTGGGATAGGTAACGACATCAAGCGTGCCTATCGCAACGAGGGGAGGAACGACCATTGGACTAAAGTGTATAATAAGTACGGAAAGATTGTTGACATCATCGCAACAGATTTAAGCCTTGATGCAGCAAGGGAGATGGAGAAGCATCTAATTGCTTCCATTGGTCTTGATGCTCTCTGTAATAAGACACTTGGTGGAGAAGGATTCTTTGGTGGAGCCCATTCGGAAGAAACCAGAGAGAAGCTGCGAATTGCTAATACTGGTAAAAAGCTATCCGAAGAAACCAAGCGCAAGATTGGAGATAAATCAAAAGGCCACCCAAACTATTTGAAATCTCATTCCGAAGAAGCTAAACAGAAAATATCTGAAGCCTTCAAAGGAAAGAAGCGCAGCGAATACTTTTGTCAAAAAGTTAAAGAAGCTAAGAAAGGTTACCGACCACATCCATCTTCTTGGGAGAACGCAGCTAAGCTGAAGAAAGAAAACGCAACTCTAATCAAAGAACTCACTACCAATTTTATTGGTAAGATATGGGAGATAGAACAACATTTTTCTATTGACCGAAGAGCGGTCTATGCAAACTACAAACACAACAACCCTATCACCAAATACACTTGGGAAGGACTTAATTTCGTGAAATTATGACTTACAAAAAGTACGAGTTCACGCCCACGCAATGGGCTACGGCTAAAGCCAAGATTGAAACCACTACAACCAATCCCGATGGTGAGGTTACGACCTCTTGGAACTCCGAGTTGGTTACGGCAGTAGTTGAGTTGGGCTACCTCTGCACCGAA